ATATAACCTTTAAACCGTAATTGAGCCCGGCTAAAGCGTTCTTAGGCTTGTCCTCGACCCAATATAACCCTGTGTTGTGAAACTCTGCTAATGCTGAATCTTTATCTGCTCCTGTACCTAATATGTGATAGTTTGAAAAAACTTGTTTGCCAAACAATTCTCCAAGTCGTCTTTTACGTAATTCTTGTGCTGGCTTGTCAGATGTTTGTGAAGTAATTGGTATAAATGTCCAACCTTCTGCATGTAGTAGTTTAACCCAAGTTTGTGAATCTGGCATAGGCCGTTGTGTTCCCATCCAAGCACTTCTGTTAAACTCTCTAATTTCTTTTCTAATTTCTGGTATAGTAATACCAAAACGTTCTGCCATTTCGTAAGTGTTTTCTTTATCTTCTAACAATTTATATGGGTGATATCTACTTCCTTTTTTATCAAAGAGTGTTCGCTGTAACATCCATTTAGTAAAATGGTGTTCCCATTCTAGTAATACGCCGTCTACGTCAGTAAGGATTATTCTATTTGATTGTGGCATCTTCCATACCTGCTACTCGTAGTTTAACAATGTTTGTTATTTGCCACTGTTTTTGATCGAGCCCTTTGGTAATGCCTAGCCATTGGTTTCTTACTAAAGCAAAGTCGTTTATAAGTTTTTGATAATCAATTACTTCTGTTTCACCGTCAACATATTTTTCGGCTTCTCTACTATTCAATGCTCTATTGTAATGTTCAAAGTATTTTATAAATGCTTTTGATCTTATACGTCTTAATTCTATATTAAGATACTCTAATATTGCTTCAAGTTGTTGTAATTGTGAAAATCTTTGCTCAACAATACCTGGTAAAGAAGCACTTGCTTTCTCAAGACTACCAAATATTTTAATTTCTTTTTTTGCTTGTAATAATTCTGTATCAAAATAATTGATACAATCGGGGATTTTATCTAAATTTCTACTTACTTCGTTATACCAATTCATTATTCCTCACTATTATAATCATCATCTTCTTGGTCCTCAAACACAGTATTAATTGCTTGTTCTAGTTTAAGGTCATATTCTGCAGATGCTTTAATTTCATCTTCATCAACACCTATATCTTCTAAACTTTTTACAAAGTCAATTGCCGCGTCTGATTTAGTTCTTTCTGGTAGATAATGTAGTAGTGAGTTCCATATGCGTTCAATATTTTCGTGAGTCATGTCAGACATTGTTTTTTTCCTTGGGTTCGGTTGTTGTTGATAATTTATCAAAATCTTTCATCAACAGCATTAATTTATCTCCGACCCAGGCTTTTCTGAACTCAATATGCTCTTTCTTAGCACTATCTACGTATTTTAACCTATTTCCTGTTTGTACTAATATACCTTTTTTCTCAAATAAGTCTACTAATCCGCTATAAGGATCCATACCTGTATCCCATGGGATTTTCACTTGTACTGATTCAAATGGTTTTGCAAATCTTGTTTTCATTACTTTACAAGCCGCTCTAATACCTCTAACGTCAGTAATTTTGTTACCTTTTTCGTCTTCTTTTAATTTTAATTTTTTCATTGCAATTACAATACTTGATGCATATATAAAACCTTGTCCTCCTGATATTTTATCATCAGGATTAAACATATCTTGTGATGCGTATGTGTGATTAGTTGCTATAAGGCCAACGTTCCAAGAGCCAAACATATTAACACAGTTTCTTACAAGTGCTGTTAAGGCTTTAGGTTTTCTACCTAGGTCACCTTTCATTTCACCTTTTTCAAACTGATCAACATCTGTTGGTGTTAATAACATACCCAAACTATCAATTACAATTAATACTTTAGGTGCGTTTTCTTTATCGTCGGCATGTTCATCTTTATAACCTTTCATAAAGTCTGAAACTGTTCTTGCAACATCGTCTACCATAGACAAACTTAATTTTAAAAGTTTTTTTTCGTCAGTATCTACGCCAAGTGCTTCAAGCCATGATTGATCTAATGCATTTTCAGAGTCAATTAGTATTACATAGATGCCTTGTTCTTGTGCATTACGTACTAAATTGCCCGATGCTACAAATGATTTACCTGAACCAGACTCACCTGCAAGTACAGTTACTTTGCCTAGTGGAACACCTTTGTTAAAGTCACCACTTATTAAATAATTTAACGCATAATTTCCTGTAGAAATCCAGTCAGTGGGATCACTAAATCCTATGCCAAGTCCTTGAATTGATTTAGTAATACTTTTTCTAAATTTTGTTACGTCAAATGGTTTTGTCATTTTTTATAACAAAATCCAAAGAATAACCAATACAATTAATACCCAAGCGGGTACTTGTTTATATAATATCCAATCTATAATTTTTTTAATTTCTGTTTTCATAATATCCTTATTATAATACACAAGGCCTTAACTGTCAACAGTAATAAGGCCTTGGTAATGTCAGATTATTTTGCTTGTCTTGATCTAATCAACTTCAAGATGTCCTCTGCTCTTTTAGCACTATCTCCGCTTGGTTGTGCTGTTGGCGCCGGTTGTGTTGCTGGAGCAGTTTCTTTTACTTCAGCATTTACTGGATTAGCAGTCTTTTCAACTGGTACAGGTCTACTTGCTGTCGGTACAGACACTTGTCTAGCACCTATGCCTGCAGGTCTATAATATTGCCCATACTTCTCAAGATCATAAGATTCTCCTTCAACAGATTTTTCAAATAATTCCTTAATTATTTTAACTTCTGCATCTGATGGTTCTTTTGGTCTATAGTCTGATAAATTATGTAAGCCAAATTTATCAATATTTGCTCTTTCCGTTTCGTCTAGAGCACGTTCTCTTCTTGACCATTTTGATGTTGAGTAGTCAGCGTATCCACCTTTAGTTGTTTTATTAATTCTAAAGTCAACACCTTTTACATAATCAGTTGGTAACTCTTCCATTTCTGGATCAAGTAATGCCGATCTAATAATGTTAAAAATTTGAGGTCCAATAATAAATCTTCTAACTGGATTCTCTGGTACTGTATCTTCGTTTAACGGATTAGTTACAACAAAACCTTGGAAAATATAACTTTTCTTTTTCCAATATTTTCTGCCCATGTCTTCCATGCTTTTATCTCTAAACCATGGTCTAACTTCAGTTAGTACTGGACAAGTTTTGCCGTACATCTCCATACACGGTACTTGTACCTGGATTGGTCGAGAGTCAGTTTGACCTTTAATACCTGCAAAAGGTAGTTTGATCATGTTTCTCTCTGTCCAGAAAAAAGTATTACCTTGATCTTTGTCGGGTAAGAATCTAACGACTGCTTCTGAGCCTTCGTTTATATTCCAGTGTGGATAGATGGCGTTGTCTCCGCCTGTTGATGAAGTGGAGCGATTCACTTCTTGAGATTTTAACTTCGCTCTTATTTCAGCCAATGTAGCCATAATGTAAGCCTCCTTGTGTGCCTATGTTTGTTGTTTGCCTAAATGTATATTAGACATATAGTACATAATATACAACTATATTTATCTATTGTCTACTACTATTATTGGAAAAGTGTTATTGTTGGTAATTTGCTAGTTGAGATATTCTTTCAACTTCGCCTTCAATGCCTGCGATGTTTTGTGAGTGGTCTTCTGCTTTGGCTTTAATTGATTCTACTATGCTAGTTCTAGATTCTTTTAATTTATCTGCATTAAAATTTTCAATTGCAGTTTTAATTGCAGTAGTTTTGTCACCACCTTCTTTTAAATGTTGTTCAATAAAAGGTTTAATATCTTCAAATTTTGTTCCTTCAGCAGATTCCCAATCATATTTGCTCATTATATGACTTACATATTCTTCAAAGTCTTCTGAATCCATGTACTCTTGCCAAGTTTTAAATTGTGCTTGTAAATCTTTACTGTCGTTCCACATATCTTGAGCCACCTGTGCTCTGTCATCTTGCATATCTGACATACTTTCTTTGGGATTAATTGTATCGTCAACCCAATCTTCAAATTCTGCTGTTTCACCTTTTGGTTTGCCTTTAATATCTTTTTTAGGATTAAATTCTGCTGGATCAATTTCTTCAGAAGCTTTGTCGTATTTTGCTACTAATGCTTTAGCAATATCTCTATTTTTATTAGCATCTGGATCTTCAGGATCAAAAGGCATTCCAGTTTTGCTCATTTGATCTGCTACTCTAGAAGCAAAGTTTGCTACTCTGTCCTCATCAGGAGTTTTTGTTAGCATTCTAGATGCAATATCTGAAAGTGTTGTCATAATTCTTGCATCTTCTGGTGACGCTTTTGGAACGTTAAATTTTTTCTCATCAGGCATATTTTTGTTAAGCATTATTTTGCTGTCTGGATTTGCTAAAAACTGTTTAACAATCATTGCGTGGTCAACTGCTGGCTCAACTGGAGCATCAATTGGTTCGTCACCTGGATCTAATTCTGTTACATTTTCAGATTCAGGATATGTTATAGGTTCGTTGATTTTCATTCCTAATGCTCCGCCATAATGTTTTTTTGCAAGTTCTAACCAAATTTTTCCATTGATGCCTTCTGCTTGTAAAATGTCAGCATAATGTTGTGTGTTTGCATCAATCTTGTTTATAATTCTTTCTATTTGCTCATGGTCTGGTTTTTGTCCTGTTTTTTCATAATAATCCTCTAATATACCGCTCAAGTCTTCAGCATAATTTCCGTCTCCTTGTCCTTCATCTTCGCCAGGACCTTCATGCCACCTTACTGCCAGCATATATGCCTTTTCAAGATCGTCTCTGTTGCTATCTTCTGTTACTGGTTCTTCTTTAGTGATTTGGTCTTTGTTTTCATCCCAAATCATTGCAAGTGTTTCTTGTTTAGTTTCCATTGAAAATTCTAAGTAACTCAAGTCTTTAATGTGCATAACTTCATTAGTTTCTCTGTTGTGAAGTGTTATGTTAGTGGTAGTGCCCATTGGCCCATCGCCTGATCCACGTTCTGCTTTGTATCCATACGTGCCATCTTCAGGGTATTCAAAACCTTCTTTACCGCCTTCGTCTCTAGCAACTTTCATTGCCGCGATTGCTCTTTCATCACCGTCGTCTTCTTTAGGTGCTTCTAGTTCACTCATTATTCTGTTAATAAGTGGAAGTGCATCTTCTACTCTGTTGTCTAAATTTTTAAGTGTAAATTTTTCTCTTAATTTAGCAATAGTTTCGTCGTCTAAAACAATTTCTTCTGATGTTTTAAAGTCTTTAGATGCCGCTTCGTAATGAGGTTGTTTTGATATGTTTCGTATATACTCTCTTAAATTTTCTAATTGTAATTTTGTTTTTTCTATAATATCACCTGCATTATCGTTTAATTGATCTTTATGAGAAACGTATCTTGAAAATGAATTTAATTTTGCAATATCTTCTGATGTTTTAACAATGTGTTCGCCAAATTCATCATGTGGTCTTCCACCGTTAGCAACGTGTCTTTGCATAGCTCTTGCACCTGCTAGGTGTGTTAATGGATACTTAAATCTTTCACCGTCTTCGTTTTCAATGTATAATGATTCAATATGTCTTGATCTAGAGCCAGGGATTTCTTCATCTACTTTGCCTGAGTGTCTAACTATTAATCTTGTTTTTTCTAAGTCTTCGTATGATCTTCTTGCTGTTCCTGTTAAACTTTCTTTGACATCAACACCTGCTAATTTTGTAATTCTGTTTAGTTCTTCCGACATTTCATCAGTATTTACCGTTTTGTTCGTATCTGCGATATTTTGATAATCTTGCTTCGTTAAGTTCGATTTAGTAATATCTCTTACATCAAATGTAAGTTGATGCTCCACAGCAAAGTCTTTTAGTTCTTTTAAAAACGCATACCATTCGTCTCTGCTATCTTCGTCAATTTTGTCTACTAAATTACGGTTGTAAAATACTTTCATATTCTCACCGTCTGCCAACGATACGCTTACTGCTCCATATGTATCAGCATCTTCTTTAAATTCAAATTCAAAAAATGTGGCTAAAGCAGGATCAGCAGTAGGAACACCATTTTCATCTCCTATTTGTACGTTTGAAAATTGTGATCTAATCTTGTTAAACAAATCTTGTGACGTTTTTGGGTTCATATAGTATATTTATAGTATTCTTATCCGTATAAGTTTGCAAATATAGGCATAGGCGCTGTCCATTCCGATGTTCTATCTGTCCATTTTTCAAAAATTTTAGGATCAAAATCTGCCAATACTTTCATCATACGTGTCATTAATAAACAAGCACTAACTAGATCGTCATGTTGTCCTGGTTTTGCCTTATAACTCATACCAGTTGCAACAAAGTCTTTTAACTCAGATATTAATAATTTCGAACAAATTTTCATTTTGCCACTTTCAACAAGTTCTTTAAATTTAGTACAAGCATCAATTTTAAATTTAGCAGTAGTATTAAAACCTCTTCTAAATTTTCTTCTATGTCCCTTTCTTATAGGTTCTGATAAAAACATACCCATAATGTTTTCTTCACCAATATCCATTACTCTCATTAATGCCGCTTCACCAATAGTATTGTTTTCCATTGAATAAAATATTTGTGGTGTTGCAGTCGAATCTTTTTCTATTATAGTATCGTGGATATGCTTATTAATTCCTTGTAATATTCTAACTTGTTGGTTCATTGGTGTTGTATTATGTTGCCATTCTGCTACTTGATCAAATGTAGGTAATTCAAACACTTGTATAGCCGCATAATCTCCTCCTGTACCCATAGCAGGATCTAATGAGGTCATGTATGTCATACCAGGTGTAGGCCTTTTAAACCAACGTACTTGTCCTGTTTTTTCTATTGGCAATATACCTTCCATTTCTGCCAATGCTATAGAGTTAATTAATGTTTCATCAAATATTATAAATTCACATTCGTGTTCCCGTCTAAATCTTTCTTCACCTATTCTAGCTTTTTCTGTATTTGCCCATTCGTCATCTCTGTCAGGGTGTTCTGACCAGTGAGCTTTCATGGCGTAGAAACCGTTAGTTCCTACAATTTGATCATTGCCATATTCGTCAAATTTTTTATTTGCTTCCTTCCAAATTAACGCAAATTGATCTTCGTCACTATTTGGAGTTGATGTAATCATACATTTACCTCCAGTTGATAGTGTAGGAGATAGTGAAGTCCAAAACTCTTTTGCTTTATCAGGCGGTTGCACGAAAGCAAACTCATCACAATATATCATTGTTAAGGACATACCCCGTCCAGTATTTTCAGTTGTAGTAGTTGCCATTATTTTTGAGCCATTATCAAATTCTATAGAGTTTCTATTATATTGTGTTACACCTGCTTTAATCCATGCTGGCAACATTTCATATGCAAATCTTACACGTGACATAATATCAGATGCACCTGCGTATTTGTGTGCCGCAATTAATATTGATGAATCTGGATGAAACATAGCATACCATATAATGTATCCAGCGGCGCAAGTTGTTTTACCTGTTTGTCGTGGTAGCATTGATACAGAAAATCTGTGTGAATTATATGATTCAATTAATCTTTTTTGAAAAGGATAAGGATGAAATGCCATTTCTCCTTTAGTTGGATGTTGTATTCTCATAAATGTTTCCATGAAAAACAACGGTCCTGTTTTAGGATCCATACACTTCTCAAGTTGTAAAACTTGTTCTTTAGTATATTTGTGTTTCTTATGAGCACGTTTAATTTGCTCTGAATCTAATGATACATACGCCATAGTAACACTATTTAATACTATTAATATGTTAAGAAAACTAACTGTTTATATCTAGATTTGTTAGGTTAACTGCACAAGGACCTTTTGCCGCTACATCAACATCAAATGTTATTTTTTGACCTTCTTTTAGGCCGTTCATACCAGCTAATCTAACTGCTGATATATGAACAAATACATCTTTTTCTTTGTCGTCTCTAGCGATAAAACCAAAACCTTTAGTTTCGTTAAACCATTTTACTTTACCGTTTATACTCATATTTTTTGATTGTTTTTATTTTTTGTCAGCGATTGCTTTTTTCATTGGTTCTTTTTTATCGCCATCTTTATCCATATCTAAAAAGTCTGGTTTTGCTTTTGCTTCAGCAACTTTTGCCGCTTCTTTATATGATTTTTTCCAGCCTTCGTATTGATTTCTTAAGCTATTGGTTAAATCCTCTTCGCTAATTTTATCTTCTACTGTTTCGTACTTACTAGCAAGTGGATTGTCACCTGGATATTCTTTCCTTACTTGTTGTTTTTGTTTGTTTAAACCACCTGAATGAACATTAACTAGTGTGTCAACATCTGATACTTTTTCTTCTGGTTCGTTTGCAAAAGTTTCTTCTGCTTTTTCTTCATCTGGTGCAGTAACAACGCCTCTCATTTTAGCCATTGCATTTGAACCAACTTCGTCGTCGCCAGCACAAACGTTACAATCTTGTGGTGCATGGTCTTGTTGTCCATCACCATCGTGATCGTGATCTGCATCGTTATCTGCTGTTGGTTCTTCAGCACCAATCATATCAGGTGTTACTTGTTGTACACCTGCTAATTTTAACATTTGCATTAACATACCTGCTTCTTCTGGGGAATCAGCAGTCATTGTTATTGCTTCTTTAACTGGTTTTTTACTTTCGTTTACTGGTTTTTTATCTTCTGTTGTCATTGCTTCTGTATT